TTGAGAAACGTGTAACCGAATATTCAGTAGCCGGTATGGAAGGTGAAGACTACGGATGGGAAGAGTTGGAAGCAGAGGTAGCATAGGTGGATAAAGAGTACACCATTGAGTGTCCTATCTGCGATATTGAAACTGTGATACGGGTACCTTATGAAGATGAGGTGCCCCGTCATTGTCCTATGTGTGGCGCAGATGCAGACGCAGTACAGGAAGATGAATATTAATTATGGATCTTAAAGATGTGATTAGAAATGTACCGGACTATCCTATCAAGGGTGTTCAGTATAAAGATATAAGCGGTATATTGGTGAACCCTCGTGCGTTTGAATATAGTATAGAAAGTCTGATGAAATTCTGTACTACACGAGGTATCACCGATATAGTGTCACCGGACGCCAGGGGATTCCTTTGGAGTTCTCCTATAGCGTTTCTACTGGGGGTACCGCTCCATATGATACGCAAACCAAACAAACTACCACCCCCACGAAAGTCTAAGTCGTACGACTACGAGTACGCTAGCGGGGTGTTACAAATTAAAGCTGACGCAAAACTCAACTCTAATAGTAACGTATGTATCATCGATGATGTCAATGCGACCGGAGGTACAGCACTTGCAGTCTCTGAGTTGTTGAAAACCTTTGGTGTTGAAAACATGTGTTATGCGTCTGTTATCGACCTTGCCTTTCTTGGTGGGTCATCAAAATTAGATATGGACACTTTTAGTGTAGTAACCTATGACTGAAATTAAGGACCTTATTCTCATCGCCCTAGAACTAGAAGCACCTAGGATGTCTAAGTGGAACAATGTATTCTTCACTGGAGTCGGTAAAGTAAATGCAGCGATGACTGCTGCAAAACTAATCGAGAGACATAAACCAGAGAGGGTATTCAACTTCGGTACTGCCGGAGGTATCACAATAGACGGTGGTCTGCATAGAGTAGACAAGTTCGTGCAACGCGATATGTCATGTGCGGGTCTAGGATACAGTCCTGGCCAGACACCATTCGAGGACGGAGTCATCTTAGGTCACGTTCATGATATAGAGTGGGAAACCGGAAAGATTTGCAGTACGGGAGACAACTTTGTTGCAGATCCAAATCTTGAGATTCCTGCTGACCTAGTAGAGATGGAAGCATATGCTATCGCAAAAGTCTGTCAGGATGCAGATGTAGAATTTCATTGTTACAAATATGTCAGTGACCAAGCGGATGATGAAGCAGCACAAGAATGGTCCAAGACAGTATCCCAAGGTGAACCATATTTCATACGGACTTACATGACCTATAAGTAGGTGCATGGAATGGCTATTTGAAGACACATTGTTCGATCCCGAAGAATCCTTTTTAGAAGACTATCAAGGGTTCGTCTACCTCATCACTGAACTTAGTACTGGTAAAAAGTATATCGGTAAGAAGTTCTTTTGGAAGCCTAAAACACTGCCAGTGACCAAGACACGAAAGCGCAAAGTTAAGACGCGAGTAGTGTCAGACTGGAAGAAGTATTTTGGTTCTAGTCTAGAAGTAAAAACTCTAGTTGAAGAGAAAGGTGCAGAGAGCTTCAAAAGAGAGATTCTGAAACTCTGCCGCACCAAAGGGGAGTGTTCGTACTACGAAGCAAAACTACAGTTCGAGTACGACGTTCTACTCAGGGATGATTTCTACAACGCGTTCATTGGATGCAAGATCCACGCGAAGCATCTACCCAAAGATTAGATGCGGTCGAAACCGCACATTGCAACTTTGTACTTCTCATTACCAAGAAGCATCTGGTCACCCATCGAGGTAGACCGCAAACCATACGTCACACCTTCGTGAACCGGAAGGTCTGCCATCACAGTCACATCTTCTGAATAGTCTGGGTTATTTTCGATGTCATCACGACTCCATGAACCACCAAGGTTCTGGGTGCGGTGATATGCATACTCAAGGGCTTCATCACCAGTACGATTGCCGACGGCAACAAAGGCAACAGTTCGGGGCGAATCTTCAAACGCGGTGTGGATAACAGCAACTTTCATATATTGATACCTTCATTAATTTATGTAGCCATTGTACATGTTTTTGAAACAGATGTAAAGGGCATGGTTAGATTATTTTAGCATATACAAAAAGTTCTTATGCCAAAATGTTCTAAGAAAAGTGTTGACTTTATTTTAAAAACAGGTATAATAGCTACATAAATTAATGAGGTTACCTAATGACTTTATCTTACGAATGCGTTTTACAAAACTTTCCTACATGTGCTGGTATGGCAGTGGGCACCGCTGTCGTAGTGCGGGACGTTCCCGCATCAAGTAACTCAGGTGGTACCGCAACACTTGAGGTAATCCGCCTCACAGACTCGTACTGTAAGGTTCGAGAGGTGTGACTAATTACCAAAAATAAGTCACGCTTAGTCGTTGACAGATGTTTCCAAAAGATGTATAATGGCTACATAAATTAATGAAAAGAGAGATTTGATTATGTCTAATTCAATTATTGTTGTTGTTTCCACTCAGTTTCGTGAGAACTATGGTGCCCACGATTGGGACGGCACGGGTTACTGTCCTCAGGCCTGGAAGCCTAAAGGGGGTGACACCTATTTCATCAACGCCTCTGCGGCGGATATCGCCAGCACTAAGTGGTGGGCCGATGTTAAGCAATCTATTGAGCACTCATCTGCGTACGCTGAAGAGTACATCATCTCTGAGTCGATTATCGACATGATTGACTTCCGTGAGGAAGACCACATCGATTTCTGGGAGTCCGCGATCTACGCGTCGGTAGACTCCGGTAAGTTGTACTGTGAGAACAAAGTTCTCAATTTCGAGAACGAGGTTGTCGGTGTCCGTCGCTGGGAGCAGGACTCTATGGGTAAAGACGCATGTTCGCTTACCAACCTTGACGAGGCTGTCAGTGAGGACTGGCGTGTCCAGAAAGAGGCGGGTATGTATGGTATCGAAGAACAGTTCGATGAATTAGAATCACTATTAGGAGTTGTATAATGAGTATGGCATACTGCGATTATATCGCACACACAATCGTTAGACCCGCAATGGTTGCGGATGGTAAAGATGATGGTGGCATCATTCGACAAGTCGGTCACGTGAAGATGGACTTGGAACCTAAAGAAGGTTATATGTTATCTACCGCCAAGCGATTAGAAGTTGTTGACTTCAATGGTAAACAGTACCGAATCACGGTAGAAGAAATAAGCTAAATTATTTAGCTAAATGCCTTGACAGATGTTTCCAAAAGATGTATAATGGCTACATAAATTAATGAAAAGAGAGATTTGATTATGACTACTAACTATATTGCATTACGTTCTAACCCCGACCTAGTTCGATTCCGAAACTACGTGTTATCCTTTTATGCCTACGACGGCCTCTACCCTGTAGAAGGTTTGTCAGTCTCCGTTGTAGAACGTGCAATTATGCAGTACCTAGAAATCTGCTCTAGTACTATCCGTCATGAAACTTGGGGTCAAGGCGACTCTCTCGATCGTGAACGTGTTCGTGACCTTATCATCGATACGTCTTCTCAAAACCTCAAAGTAAAGGAGTCAGTGTAATGAGCTTCAATACTAACCCTGCCAACGCAGTTACGTACATCACTGATCCTTCAGCGTCATTCCTGAAGGTTCCCGTTCGTGTTATCAACAATCTGAACGTAGAGATCAATAAAATCTCTGAGAATTCATTCTTCAATGATGACTTCTTCTGGTTAGAGATGAACAATGATGCTTCTCTGTTCTATGATGCCCTTGATGCGAAGTTCTTACAAGAACCCATCATGTACACTCAGACTCTTACTGAGTTGGCACACTTCCGACTCTACCCTAGATTCTCACCCAAGTCGGAGTTTGTAGCATGAGACCAGAAATGGAATTGCTAGAACATATGCTTCAAAGTCATGATTGGACCTATCACTTCAGTGATGACCATCGTGCATATGTTAGAGGGCGCGATGAGGCTCAAAAGATTCGCGTCATGATGGGTCGTCTCAAAAAGATGGGGCTCGAAGATGAGTCGTTAGAACTGCAAAATAAATACCGCCCAGATCATTTGTAATTTATTTTAAAAACGCCTTGACAAGTAATCAAAACATATGATACAATGGCTACTCAATTGAATAAGGAATCTATATTATGTCTTCCATGAACAATGTACTACAAATCGAAACTTCTGCGACTGTCGGTAAATGCCCTTGGGGTATTGGTACCGAAGTCAACAATGACCTAACTCCCGTACAGATGATGCAGAAAGCTGGTGTCGACTGGTCGGTCGAGAAAGTTCCTACTTACGCTGATTACAACGGTGAGAAAATCGCCACTGGTATGGAGGCACTTGTGCGTTCATCCGACAACTCTGTACTTACTCAGGTGGGTGGTGCATGGTCACCATGCCAGAATGAAGAGGCATTTACTTTCTTCAATGACTACTGCTCTGCGGGTGACATGGAGATGAACTCTGCGGGTTCACTCAAAGACGGTAAGATCGTATACGCAATGGCTCGCATCAAAGAGTCGTTCGACATCCTGAAGGGTGATCAAGTCGATTCATACCTTCTGTTCTCTAACCCACATGAGTACGGTAAGTCGATTGACATTCGATTCACTCCGGTTCGTGTGACGTGCATGAACACTCTGTCCCTCGCTCTAAAAGGTTCTGCAACCAACGGTATCAAAGTAAACCACCGACGTGCGTTTGACCCACAGATGGTTAAAGAGCACCTAGGTCTTGCACACGAGAAGTTTGACCAGTATAAAGAGATGGCACAGTTGTTGTCTAAGCGACAGTTCACTGCTGACACTCTGATTCAGTACTACAACTCTCTGTTCCCTTCACAGGCACCTGCCGCAGAAGTACGTGGTTACAAAGACCTCGCACCTAATGCAAAGAAAGCATACGAGTTGTTAGAGACTCAACCAGGCGCAAACTTCGGTCGTGGTTCATGGTGGCAGGCATTCAACTCTGTGACTTACCTTACTGATCACCAGTTGGGTCGTACTGCCGACGGTCGAATGACTTCTGCATGGTACGGTGCAAACCAAGTCAAGAAGAAGAAAGCTGCTGAACTTGCCGTCGAAATGGCGGTGGCGGCATGAAAGATCGATTTGATCTAGAACAAGACATCATGAACTGCTGGGGGATCACGGACGATCTCCAGTTGTTGTTAAGATTAGTCGATGAAGGGAAATATGATTCATTGTCTCCCAGTGATACCGATGACCTTGCTAATATTCTCATGGGTCTCTGCCATGTGTATGGCATGAAATTTAATAGGTTGTTTGATACATTTGGTGATTGTATCGAAGAACTCACTCCCCCAGAACCAAACCTACCAAATGACCAACGCGGCAGATTAAACGACGTTACTCCAGAAGAGTGGAATAGTTTAAGATAATTTACTCATTGGGTTCTCCCCATTTATAAATACCCTTGACATAAGGGAGAATCTAATGAGTACCTTTCACTCAGTGGCGATAACCGCCCTGCTGTGCTCTTTACTCTGGATTGGCAGCACAGCAGTTATAATTGATGAATATATAAAGGTAGTACAAATAAAAGAGTTCCAAATCAGTCAGAAAGATAACGAGCTCAGAAGAAGTAGAATTAAGATAAACAACCATGAGCAAGTATTAAGAGATCTTGTTTGGAGATGTCAGTTCAAAGAAGACATCATCATAATGAAAAAAACTTATGTGTGTTACAAAATTGATAAGGTGTAAGTAATGATTACGTTTCGTAAAGAAGTCTTTGAGGTGTTCGAGGAATACAAAGAAGCAGATTCCCGTGAAGCCCGATTAGATGTTTTGAAAAAATATGAAGACAACTGGGCGTTCAAAGATATCCTTCGGGGTTCCTTCGACGATTCTTTGGAATTTTTACTTCCAGCAGGACGCCCACCTTTCACTCCGAACAGACCGGAGTCGGCACCCTCTACCCTAACGAAGCAGCACAAGCAATTTGGAAACTTCGTGAAGGGAGGTAAGGGTGAAAATACCCCAGCGTTTAAACGCGAGAATCAATTCGTCCAGCTTCTAGAATCCGTTCATCCGGAGGATGCTGAGTACGTTCTGAAAATGGTGGCAAAGAAACCACCTTGTCGTTACATAACCAAAAAACTAGTACAGGAGGCATTTCCAAATCTGATAAGCGAGTAATCTTTTCGACAATTAACTATAACTTCTAAGGAGAATTCACAATGTCGAGTCAAGAAAAGCAGTTGAACCAAATTAACGAATTACAAAAGTTCGTGCACGATACCAGACGCCAAGCAATATATTCTCAAGGCAATTCGAATTATCAAACGAAAAGTCTTAATCAGTATTATACGATACTAAATGCGTCTACTCAACAACTTTCTCGATAAGGGGGTGATTATCTCTTCAGGTGCATTTTGTGAGATGCCTGTCGTAGTGATTGAAAAAGATTTGGAATGGATATATTATGCCACAGTATGATTTCAAGAATAAGGAAACCGGAGAGTGCAAGGAATTGTCTCTCCGGATTTCTGAGTACGACCAATGGTTAATTGACAATCCCGAATGGGTGCGTTACTTTCCACCTTCATCAGCACCTAAAATGGTGACGGGTGTTAAGTCAACCATGCGAATAGCAGGAAAGGAATGGGAGAATAAACTAACTGCAATCAAGAAGAATGCAGGGGTACAAAGCACAATAAAGGTTTAGTAGTATGAATTTTTTTAAATGGTTGGGTTCAGGTCCATCGTCGGCCGACCCAGTTGGAGACCCAAATCCTGACGAAGTAACTGTAGCAAATGCATATAAAACAAGGTGGGTATGGTATCATACTATACTTGCTATTGAAATTTTGACAACTAATATTTTGTTGGCAGCTATCTTGGTGGTACTTGCCATCAAGTTATGATAGAACTAATTCGTAAACTATGGTGCAAACCTAAAGTGAAACCGATCATGAACAGAGAAGCAGTATTCGAACAATTAAAGATTGACGAAGGAGTCGTCTATGAGATTTACCTCGACCATCTCAACTATCCCACGTTCGGTGTTGGGCATCTCATCAAGGAAAGTGACGG